GGGGGTGCGAAGTGAGCCCCCCGTCTTTGGTCCGCACGGTCCCCGTGCTGCCGGATCCGTTCACGCCTTGGCTGGAGAGCTCGGACGGAGCCAGCACGCGCGAGCTGATCGCGAGAGATGCCAGTGACAAGCAGCTCGTGCTGCGTGCGGCGCGCCTGGCGTTTTATTACGGGCGAATGGATGGCGTCGCCTTGGCGCACGGCAAGGCCGGCGCCGAGTGGGGTCCTGGGTGCGACCTGGCGCAGCAGTTGAAAGACACGCTCCCGGTGCAGCCGTGAGCAACGACGCGCTCTTCCTGTCGACCATTCAGACGCTCGACGCCTTCTTCGGCACGCTAGACCTGCCCGCGATCGAGGCTGCACAACCTGAGGACTCGCCGCTCGCGCACCCGGAGCGCACCACGCTCACGCTCAGCAACGGCGATGTGATCGACGTCGATCTCTATCAGATCAGCGTCGATTGTTGGAACGCGAAGAACGCCAACCACGACCGGCAGTGCGGCTGGGATACGACACGCGAGAAGGCGCTCAAGGACCTGCTGCAGCTTTGCGAGGACGATCTTGAGACGTGCCATGAGCACGGCGGCTGACCCGCGCAAACAACAACGGAGTGACCCACCCATGATGCTCTCTATCCCAACAGGGATTGACCTGCGCGGCCCCGGCGAGAAGCGGGCGAACCTGGGCAATGTGAAGCGCCGCTTCGATGCCTTCAGATTCATGCGTCGCATCGGCGCGCTGATCCTGGCGGAGTAATCCATGACCGAGCCGCAACAGTTCGACGTGGGCGAGATCGCGATCCACATGCTGTGGGGCGATGTGACGATTGTCGGTCCGCTCGAAATGCGCGACGTCATCACACTCGATGACGGACTGCAGTCACGCGAACTGATGTACCTGATCGATGCCCCGGCAGCGCCGGTCAATCCGATCTACGGCTACCAGACGCTGTGCGCCGCGCTCCCGCAGGATCTTCGAAAGAAGTATCCGCCCTTCGATGAGCCGCAGGCCGGCAGCTGGGATCAGTGCCCGTGGTCGCCCGCGAAGGTGCTCGCATGAAAGCCATCGCCAAAGCCCTGGCATTCACGGTCCTGGTGCTCGCATCAATTGCGACCGATGGAGTCACGGCTCTGTGCTGGGGCGTGGTGGCGGTGGTCGTGCTTCTGTCCCTGATGGCGGAGGAGGAAGCATGAGGCAACGCTGCTTCCCCGACGCTCGGATCGCCGGCTATCGGCTGTTCGATCTCTACAACTTTCGTCAGCGCCGCTCGATCGCGCGCTGGCTGGTAGATCTACTTCGCGGCCGCTGAGCCGTAACTGCAAGGAGATAGTAAGGGTGTTAATCCTTTCCAGACGCATCGGCGAGACGATCTGCATCGGCAACGATGTGACGGTCACCATACTCGGGGTGAAGGGCCGGCAGGTGCGCGTGGGCGTCAACGCACCCAAGGAAGTGGCCGTCCATCGTGAGGAGATTTTCGAGCGCGTGAAGGCTGAGGAAGCCGCGGCCGCGAGGGGCAGGCCGTGAAGCCCGCCCTCGAAGACAACCCTGCCCTGGTCGTGCGCATGCGCCAGGCGCGGCTACTCGCCGCGGAGCTGCAGTACCCGGCGATCGGCGCACTCCTGCAGATCGGCGCGGATGCCCTCGAGCACACGCACGAGATCGCTCTGAGCGCGCCCACAGAGTTGACGCCGTTCGTCATCGAGGTCCAAACCGAGCGCTTCGTCGACGCGATGCTGGCTCTACAGGAGGCGGGCTTCACGGTCGACGGCAAGCCCGGACATGCGGCGCGGTACGTCCTGAGAGATGCCGAGCGCTGCTGCGAGCAGGGTGCGGCGGCGGGGTTCGTGGGTACGCCTTGTCCGGAGTGTCGGGCGGACTTTGGATCGATTCCCGAATAAATTTTCACACGAGGTTATAGAGATGGGAGTTCCAGAGAATCGATTGCCGGCCGAAGCAATGAGCTTCCCGGTTATGGAGCGGATGGCCGCGAACGTCGCGAAGTGCGGTATGTTCGGCATGAAGACACCAGAGCAAGCCCTGGTGCTGATGATGCTGGCGCAGTCCGAGGGCATCCATCCGATGACGGCGGTGCGCGACTACCACATCATCGAGGGCAAGCCGACACTGAAGGCCGACACGATGCTGGCGCGCTTCCAGGAGTCCGGCGGCAAGGTGGATTGGCTCACGCTCACCGACGTCAAGGTGGAGGCGAAGTTCTCTCATGTGAAGGGCGGCACGGCAACCATCGCCTGGACCAAGGAGATGGCGGAGCGGGCGAAGCTCTGGAACAGGCCGGTGTGGCAGGCCTACTCACGGGCGATGCTGCGCTCCAGAGTGATCAGCGAGGGCGTGCGCACCGTATTCCCGAGCGTCATCTCCGGTGTCTACACTCCCGAGGAAATCCAGGACATCGACCCTCAGTTGCCTCAGTCGGTTGAGCAGGCCATCAACATTGCCGACCGCCCCGCCATGCTCCAATCCATCGTCGATGAGTGGCTGCAGCAGATCAAGGAATGCGGCACCGAGAAAGACCTTCGTGAGGTCTTCAAGGGCGCCAGGCAAGAGGCAAAGGATAAACAGGACACCAACGCCATCGGCGTGTTCTCGCTCGCGTACGACGAGCAGCTGGAGCTGATCCGAGAGGCGGCGGCCAAACTCAAAGCCGAGGCGTCGGGCGAGGTGGCGCAGCCATGAAGCTCGAGTTCTACTGCGTGGTCACTGAGCGCGATTCAAACTTCAGATTCTGCGCACCCGGAGAGCGACTAATTGAGCCCGAGGGTCCGCTTATTCATGAGCAGTACCCCGCAAAGTCTGGCTCGCTGGAACAAGCCCGGGAACGCGCCGCAGCTCTCAATGGACGATATGGCTGGGCCAAGGTCGGGAAGGTCGTGGTCGACTTTTCTGCTCCGGAGAATCAACCATGAGACTCTACGAAATCACCGAGCAGTTCAAGTCCCTGGAGGCCCTTGAGGTCTCCGAGGACATACCTGCCGAGGTGCTCCTGGACACGCTTGAGGGGCTGCAGGGAGAGCTTCAGGAGAAGGCCACCAACGTGGCTCTCTTCTCCCGCAACCTGGAGTCCGTGGCGCTCAGCATCGAGGCAGCCGCAGCCAAGATGCTGGCCCGCGCCGAAGTCCTGCGTAAGCGTGCTGCGTCGCTCGACGCATACCTGCTGCTCAACTTGCAGGCGTGCGGAATCACTAAAGTCACCTCGCCGTGGCTAACGATCTCGGTGAAGAAAAACCCGCCGGCTGTAGTCATCGACCACGCAGACAGCATCCCGGAGAAGTTCTGGCGGCAACCCGAGACCCCGCCCAAGGTCATCGACCGCAAGGCCATCGCAGCGGCCATCAAGGCGGGCGAAGAGGTCCCGGGTTGCCACACCAGCACCGGCGAGCGGCTCGAGATAAAGGCCTGATCAATGACCTGCCGCCCCGACGTGCACATACGCCTTGCCGATAGACGGCACTGGCACGCGGGGCGCGGGTCGCCACTTACAATCTAAACAACGGAGTTATCTTGTGAAGATCGAAATCAAGCATCGATTCAGCGGCGCCACGCTCTTCGAGTGTGAGCTGCCAGCAGAGATCGCCGAGCAGTCTTCAGGCCGTCAGCTCGGCCATGCAATCAAAGAGGCTCTCAAGGCGGGTGCCTACCTGGCGGATGCCGACCTGGCGGGTGCCGACCTGGCGGGTGCCAACCTGGCGGGTGCCTACCTGGCGGGTGCCTACCTGGCGCGTGCCAACCTGGCGGGTGCCTACCTGGCGCGTGCCGACCTGGCGGGTGCCAACCTGGCGGGTGCCTACCTGGCGGGTGCCTACCTGGCGCGTGCCGACCTGGCGGGTGCCGACCTGGCGGGTGCCTACCTGGCGGGTGCCTACCTGGCGGGTGCCTACCTGGCGGGTGCCAACCTGGCGGGTGCCTACCTGGCGCGTGCCGACCTGGCGGGTGCCGACCTGGCGGGTGCCTACCTGGCGGGTGCCCGAAACATGCCAACGAGCAGTGAGGCTTCACCAGAGGTGACTCGCGAGCAGTTCGAAGAAGAGCGCAAGCGTCCGCGCTGGGAGCGAGAGCAGCGCCGGGCCGAGCGCTACCGCGCGCGTAACCCCGATGTGCCGGTAATACCAGCAATCGACCAGCAGATCCTGCAGGCCATCGAGCGCGGCGGCACGCTGGACATGGGCCGCTGGCATGTCTGCGAGACGACGCATTGCCGTGCCGGCTGGGCGATCACACTGGCCGGCGACAAGGGCGTACAGCTCGAGCTTCAGCACGGCCCGGCCACTGCCGGCCGCATGATCTACACGGCATCCGCCGGCTACTGCCCTCACTTCTTCGCCGGCAATGAGGCGGCGCTGGAGGACATCAAGGCGCGAGCGGCCGAACAGGCAGCGCAGTCATGAACGACCTGCGCACCCTCCCGCTCAGCGCCATCGTGCTGAGCAGCACCGCCGCCCAGCTCGAGCGCCTGTTCGAGGTGCCGGCATGACCAAGAGCCGCGGCATTCTCGCGCCACGCCGACCCTGGCACCGGCCAATGCTGTATGAGTTGCACCGCCTGTACGCGGATACCCCGGCGTATCAGCTCGCGAAGATCTTCGGCCGGCCCATCAACCAGGTGTATGCGAAGGCGACCCAGATGGGCCTGCACAAGAGTGCAGCATATCTCGCAGGCCCCTTCGCCGGCCGCATCCGCCCTGACAACGACATCGGCGGCAAGACCCGCTTCAAGAAGGGCGCGGTGCCGCGCAACAAGGGGCTGCGCCGACCTGGCTGGTCAAGCGGGCGCATGCGTGAGACGCAGTTCAAGAAGGGCAATCGACCGCTGACCTGGGTGCCGATCGGCAGCTACCGAGTGACACGGGATGGCTATCTAGACCGCAAGGTCGCAGACCATCCTCCGGGCCTTGTTTACAAGAACTGGGTGCCAGTGCACCGGCTGGTGTGGATCGAGCACAACGGTCCAATTCCACACGGCCACGCCGTTGCATTCAAGCCTGGCCAGCGCACCACGGTGCTCGAGGAGATCACCGTCGATCGCCTCGAACTAGTTAGCCGCGCCGAGCTCATGCGGCGCAACACCTATCACAACTATCCCAAGGAGATTGCGCAGCTCATCCAGCTGCGCGGCGCCTTGAATCGTCAGATCAACAAGCGGGAGCGGCAACGCAATGAAGAATCGCATCCAGGACCTGCGAAATCACCTCTTCGCAACGCTCGAAAGCCTGCGCGACGACAAGAAGCCCATGGAGCTCGATCGGGCTCGGGCGATCGCTGAGGTGGCGCAGGTGATCATCAACACCGCAAAGGTCGAGGTGGACTTTCTACGCACCGGCGGTACGCTCGGCGAGGGCACGGGGTTCATCGAGGCAGACAGGCCTGCGGCTGAACCTGAGCGGCCGACGCAGCGCCAGGCCCTATCGGTCGTGAAGGCTCGCGACTAACCATGGAAGCCATCGCACCCGGCAGCATCAAAGCCAAAGTCCTCGAGGCCATCACCGAGCTCGGCCACGCCGCGACCTCCGCCGCGATCCGCCGTCGCCACCCGAGCAACGAGCACCTGGTCAACCTCAGCATCGACCAGCTCACCGCGGCCGGCCTGGTCGAGGTGACGAGCGAGGGCAACTACGCGCTCACGGCAGCAGCCAAGAAGGGCATGCGCGGTCAGTCCATCGAGAGCGCGGCCGCGGCGATCGCCAGCCAGCGCAGGGCGCCGGCAGAGGTGAGACCGGAGCCACCAGCGCCCACGCCGATACGCCGGCCGGTACCGCCGCCAGTCCGCGTCGACGCGAAACTTTCAGCACCTGAAGTCGCGGTTGACGAAAGTCGAGCAGCGACTTGCGAGCCAGAGCGCTCAAGCATCTCCGATCAGTTTGCCAACTTGCGCATGTCCGCTAGTCAGCCTGCATCGCCACCTTCCATAACCACCCAGGAGCCCGCAGTGGCCAAGATCAAGTGCAACAGGTGCGAAGACCCCAAGGCAGAGGGCGAGTTCTACACCTGCAAGGGCAAGCTCGTGCAGCCGTGCAAGCAGTGCGTACTAGCGCGTCAGAAGGAGTTGCGCCAGGGCACCGGCAAGCCAGCCAAACGCGGCAAGCGAGCGAAGGTGATGCAGCGGGCGGCGAAGTCTGTCATCGCCACCGCCACCAGCGATGACTTCGTGATCCCGGCGAGCGGCGCGATTCATTGTCAGCGCGCCGGGGATGGCTTCGCGATCAGCCAGGGCGAGGATCGCATCTGCGTCACCGGCGACCAGCTGCAGGCGCTGCGCGACTGGGCGAGCGCGCAGCTCAAGGCGCGCTCATGAACAAAGATCTGAGCAACGACGCAATTCTCAGCCTGCTGCGCACTGCCGTCGAAGCGCCGTTGCCCGATGGCCTGCTCGACAAGGCGACTGCCGTCAGCGACGCAACCCGCAAGGCGCAGGAGCACCTCGGCTTCGAGACCCTGGTCACGGCCGCCCTGTTCTGCGATGACGCACAAGCGGCACATCCGCATCTCGACAAGGCGATGATCTTCCGAACAGCAGGCAGCGTGCTCATTCGCATGGCCGCTCTTGTCGTGCGCTGCGCAAAACGGATGGAGGGATCTGATCTAGACCCGGCGAAGTTCGCGCTGGTCAACTTCAAGCTTGCGCACGACCTGATGCAGATTCCATCGTGGGCGCACGACGAAGTGTTGGACCGGCAGCCCGGGCAACTACGCAGGGAGTTGCTCGAGTCGCTGGCAGAGCAAGATGCGGAGAAGTACGGCCCCGTCCTCGCAGCCGAGATCCTCGCCCTGCCGGCACGCCTGCGCCGCTACGTGCACGATCTCGAGCAGCGCGCCGACCCTGCCCACGATGTGCGCCGCGCGTTCGTTGCTGAGGAGAAGGCGATGGGGTTGGAGGTGTTGCTTGCTGAGCGAGACGCCACCATCGCCGAGCTGCGCCAGCAATGGCTGGCCCGCTCGATAGCCTGCGACCCCAGTCTGGTCGAGGACGCCGAGCGTATCGAGGCTCAGTTGTCGAACGACATGCTCTATGGCGCCGCGCAGCTGGTCGCGCGCCTGCTACGTGCGCTGCGTGATTCGCAGGCTGAGGTGGCCGAGCTGCGCACCGAGGTCAGCGCTCGCCCCGACCATGAAGCGATCGACATGGCCACGTCGCGCGCAGTTCTTGCGGAACGCGAACTCGCTGGGCTGCGCAACACTCTTGCCGAGCAGCAGCAATGGGCGAGAGGCGAGATTGCCAACGTCAAGGCTTCACTGCGAGAGCAGACCGAAAAGCGCATCGAGGTGCTCGCCGAGCTGCGCAAGCCGGTGGCGGTGGAGCGCAATCCGATGGTAGAGAAGATTCGCCAGAGCAGGCCGCCCAACGGGCTTCACCACCACCTCGCGACCATACACAAAGATGGATTTGTGTCATGCACCTACTGCCGCGTGCCCTGGCCGTGCGTCTTTGAGGAATCAGATCTAATCCTTTCCGCCTATGACGCCCTCGCCAGCGACAACGCCGCCTGGCAGCGTGCCAGCGTGGTGTGGAAGGCGGAGATGGAGGAGCTGAGGGAGCAATTGACCGCTGCGCGCGATGAGTTTTCGGGCATCAAAGGTTACCTCAAGCCCGGCGAGTCAGCGGCTGCGTGCATCAAGCGCAACCGAGAGGATGTTGGGATCGCGCTCGGCCGCTTGGCCAAGGTTACGGGCGAGCGTGATGCAGCACAGCAGCGCGAGCGGCAGCTGCGCGAGACGATTACAAGCCTCTGCGATCGCCTCTTGAAGATAGACGACATTGTCTACGGCCCTGGATCTGCCGACGAGAGACTGCAGCTTATCGGTGAGTGGTCAGGCGGATTCTGCAAAGTACCGGCAGACCCGAACGCAGTCGTCAACACGGACCGCGCCGCCCTCGCCGCCTCTCCCGCGCCGGCGGAGAGCGACCTTGATGCAGATGACAAGCAAGCGCTGAAGCTTTGCTCCGACTGCCCGCCGGCTGACTATCCAAACCAAAAGACTCGTTGTGCCACGTGCCCGCTTCGGCAGGAGAGCAGCAATGCCTGATTACTACAGCGACGACTCATACGAGCAGGAGCGCATGGTGGCGACACGCAAATTGGTCGAATGCGCCAAAGAGTGCGTTGAACTCCGCGCCCGCATCGCGCTGCTCACCGCCGAGAACCAGCGGCTGCGCAGTGTCGCTGAATGCAACTGCGGCTGTGTCGGCGGTAACTACTCCGACCACAACCTAAGTTGCCCAACTTGGCTGAAAGGCCGCGGTGACAGACTGGAAGCCGAGAACCAGCGGCTGAAGGCATTACGCGATGACACGCTTATTTTGCTTTCGAACGCCGCGCGACAGCGTGACGTTCTTGACCAACAGTCTAAGTTGCTGAGGGCGGCGCTGCGGTGGTGCCTGGAGAATGGCGCCAAGCAATGCCTAGTTTGGGACGAAGATGCAGACGGAGGCACTGGAGATTCAGTTCCCGGTATACGCAATGCCGGCTGCGATTGCTGCTCTCACAAAATAAATCCGCCACCCGAGTTCGCCCCGCTGATCGCCGAGGCGGTGGAGCAGGAGCAAGCGAAGTGAAGCGCTCCCTGTCCCTGGGCGGCGGCGTCCAGTCAACGGCGCTGTACCGGATGGCCGAGATCGGCTTCATCCCGCCAATCGATGTGGCTCACTTCGTCAACCACAAGGCTGACCCGCAGAGCACGCTCGACAACGTGGCTCAGCTGCAGCGCGAGTGCAGAACGCCAGTTCAGATACTGGATGGAGGTGACTTGCAGGGGGAGATAATGAAGCGCGTTCGCCGCGAGAAGAACGTCAGCGGCGGGCCTCCATTCTTCACGGCCGGGCAAGGCATGCTGCCGCGTCAGTGCACCAGGGACCACAAGCTAGTTCCGCTTGAGCGCGCTCATCGCCGCATGATTGGTTTGGCGAAAGGCCAGCGCGCCCCCAAGGAGATACTGCTGGAATGCCTGATTGGCTTCAGCTACGACGAAGTGATGCGCATGAAACCGGCACGACTGCCATTCGTGCGCAACGTCTACCCGCTGATTGAGATGAAGATGACGCGCTGGCACTGCATCGAGTGGCTGAAGGATCATGGATTCCCGGTGCCGCAGCGTTCAGCCTGCATATTTTGCCCTTACCGATCTGACCGCGAGTGGCTGGCGCTCAAGGAACAGGAGCCGACCGAATTTGCCAAGGCGGTTGCCGTGGACAACTCAATCCGCAGTGGCTATGTGAACAGTTCGCGAGAGCTTTTCGTTCACGACTCAAGAAAGCCGCTCGACTCGATCGACCTGGAGAGCCAGCGCAACCAGGTTGATGCATTCACGAACGACTGCGAGGGAGGATGCGGAACATGACCGCCCCCTTCGCCCTCGAGCCCTCGCCGCCGGATCCTCAGCCGGTGCGCGTGTACAAGCTCGACGACTGCACGTGGTGGGCAGGCTATTCGCTTTCTGCCGAGCCAGCCGTTGGTGCAGACGGACAATCAGATCGGCCTCACCGCTGCGCACGCGGACCGCTGCATTGAGTTGCTTCGATGATCCCCGACCTCACCAAGCTGCTCGACTACCAGGCTGCGGCGCATGCGCTGGACTGCAGTGAGGCGACTGAGCGGTCGGAGGGTGGGCAGTCGTAATGTTCCTCGACGCCGCCCAGCTCGAGCAGCTCACCGGCTACACGCAGAAGGCCGCTCAGGTTCGCTGGCTGCAGCGCAACGGGATCCGTCACTTCGTGCGGTGCGATGGCCGGGCGATCGTCCCGGTCACCTCAATCGAGGGTCGGCCGGAGACGGTCGGCCAGGCCGCGCGGATCGAGCCCAACCTGGAAGCCGTCAGGCGCGCCAGATAGGATCCCGCTATGGGGCGGCGTAGAAAAACAGACAACCACCTGCCGGAGCGTGTGTACAAGAAGCACGGGGCCTTCTATTACGTCGACCGGAACAACAAGTGGAACCCGCTGGCAAAGGAGTATCCAGAAGCCCTGAGCGCCCTGGCGAGGCTCCTGAAGGCCAGCAGCCCCACTGGCACCATAGATCACCTGATCGCCAAGTACGAATCCGAGGAACTGCCCAAGAAGGCGAAGGCCACCCAGAAAAGCCGCCTGCAGGAGTTCAGGATGCTGCGCAAGGCGTTCGGCGCGATGCCGGCCGACTCCATCCGTCCGAGCGATGTCTGGAACTACTACCGAGCCCGCGGTGAGATCGAGCAAGCACGGCACGAGGTCCGAGCATTGTCGGCCGTGCTCACCTTTGCCCGCCGCATCGGCGCGATGAATGGCGAGAACCCCTGCTTTGGTCTGCGCTTTAAGGGGTCGGGTGCACGGGAGCGCTACGTCACCGATGCCGAGTACCTGGTCGTGCGCGATCTCGCCCCGCAGATGATCGGCCTGGCCATGGACCTTGCGCTGGTGGCCGGCTTCCGCAAGGCTGATATCCTAGCGCTCGAGCGCCGCCATCTCCTCGCCGATGGTATCCAGATCGAGACCAGCAAGGACGGCAAGCTGTTGCTAATCGAGTGGAACGACGAGCTGCGCATGACGATCGATGCCGCGTTCCGGATCCCGCCGCGGGTACGGCAGTTCGTGATCTGCCGGCGTGACGGCAAGCGCTACACGGCGGACGGGTTCGGCGCGATGTGGCAGCGGCTCATGGCCAAGGCAATGAAGCGCGGGTTGGCTGAGCGCTTCACCTTCCACGACCTGCGCGCCAAGTCCGCAACCGATGCGGAGAGTGATGAGGAAGCTACCGCGAGGCTCGGGCACAACGATCCGAAGCTGACCAAGCGGGTCTACCGCAGGCTCCCCAAGCGCGCCAAGGCACTGCGGATCGTGCCGGCGGATGCTGTCTAATAGCTCGCGGTGAAGGCCTTAATTTTCCGATGTTATTAGAGTATTGCCGGAAAAATATATTAGACAGCCGGGGCCCCAATTACTCATCTACTTCAGAAACTTGAGGCGTTACGGGGCAGCGCCTCCTAAGCGGTAGGTCGCAGGTTCAACTCCTGCCGGGGGCGCCAATTTCTAGGGTGCCTGTCTAATATCTACCAGGCTTGTCTAATACTTGGAGGCGTCATGACCCGCGCCGACCCCGCCTTCGAATGGAGTCACATTCTCCCGTCAGGCAAGATTGTGACCAACCTCACCGCCACCCGCGACGAGCTCCTGCAGGTGCTGCGCGACGTCAAGGCCGATGCCGCCGAGCGCCTGGCCGAGGCGCATCACCGCACGATCCATGCGCGGCGGCTGTGGGCGGAGCGAGAGCATCAGCAGGGGCTTTGGCCGAGGAGCTAAGAAGCGCCGCCCTCTGCAGGCTAGCGGTTAGCCCCTTTTCCCGTCGATCGACAAACTATAGTGATTTCCGTCTGGGCGGGAGAATCTACCGCCCCACCGATGATCCGGTGATAGAGACTCCCACCACTCACCCAGCGGCCGGTGGTCCTCCGTGCCCGCCAGGAATCGCCCGTCCTTGAACAGGTTCAGGTCGATCGCCAAGCGCTCGCAGTGAAGGCTGTTCGATATCCCTGAGCCGCTCAGCGCGTTCGCCACGGCCTGGCCAGGCGTGCGGTAGGCATCGCCCAGGGTCACGGCATAGCCGCGCTTGTCCGCCTCCTGGATCAGCAGGGCGACGGCAAGCGCAAATCTGCTTTGCTTTTGGCGGAGACTTTCGGTCATCCGCTCATCTCCCGAAATGGAACCGGTAGAGCAGCCGCAGCGTCCACAGCCGATCCATCCACCCCGGGCGCTTACCGGCTTCGATGTCCATCGCAACCTCTCGCAGATAACCGCGATCCGAGGTGTCCAGGTTGGTGGTCTCGGAGTTCACCACCCGGTGCAGCAATTCGACCGCGATCGCCCGCGCGGCAGCCTCAGCACGGCGGCGGCGCTCTTCCTCTTCATCGCTCATGTTTCACCGCCTCTTGGGCTTTTCGGGTTTGTCGATCCAGATCCACCATGTCCATGGCATTGGATGCCTCCTTGCGCGCGAGCTCCGCCAGCGCTTCTGCGCGCGCAACCCGGGCCTCTACCCTGGAGTCAATCAGCGAGGGCGCCACGATACTCAGGATGACCAGGCCGATGAGGGCGCCACCTGAGAGAAACCAACTGAATACGATCCAGGGAAGTGCCTTGTTCTGGCTGGCATCTACCGGCGCATACACCCCGCCGTTGCCGTTGTGCTGCCACCACGCGCGCGGCTGCTGCTGGCAGTCGTACTCTGATTCGCCGCTCATGGCTGGCGCTCCAAGACCCTCAGTCGCTGCTCATGGTCAGCCACGATTGCCTGCTGCGCTTGTAGCGTCGCCACCGCGATCGACAGTTCGCTGATCGATTGGCCGACCCAGGTGCCAGCGCCTATCAGGCCGATACCGACCACGCCCAGGATCCAGGTCTGCACCTGGGACACGCGAGGGTCTGACACATTCACGTTGGCCCCGCCCGGGCGCTGCAGGGCCGCGATGATGGCGTCGATCTGCGCCTGGGTAATCGCGGGCGGACGGGTGTCGGGCGAGGTCATGCCCCGATGATCCCGTGTGCGATCAGGTCTTCTATGAGCGCCATCACGCGCCCCGCCAGATTTGGCAATGTTACCGTTGCAGTGTCGTACGTTGCCTTTGATGACGCGCCGGTTGGCGCCGTCCATCCGGTGCGCCGCGCGGCCAGCACCTGCACCGCGTTGAACCTCAGCGCGGAGGTCAGATTCCAGTACCCGGTGCCTGCTGCGTTGAGGTTGGCGATCCCGGTATTGCTGCCGCTGATGTTGGCCGCGTTAGAGAAGTCGTTGTTGTGCCCGACATAGCTGATTTTTCGGGCCATCGACATGTTCGAGCGCGAGGTCTCGGTGTTGCTCTCCCCGCTCCCGCAGTCCCGGCCGCCGACGAAAACACGGTTGCCGCCAAGCTCCGTACCAGAACCGATCATCCCGAAGTTGACACCAGCAGTGCGACCCGCGATGCCGTCCAAAACAAAGAAGCAGTTCGTCAGTCCACTTCCGAGATTCACTTGGCCCGGCGCTGCCTGCAGATTCCCCTCTGCATACGAGGGGAAGAACGTGCCCGACTGACACGCAATGAAGTTCCACCCGTATCGACTGTTGTACGACGAATCACCGCCGATGATTTTCACCCCGTCGGGCACGAACGAGAAGAACGCTGCGCTCGGATTGCCCGCGTTCTGATAGTCCAGGTGCACGCCATCGTAGTTGCCGGCTGAAACAGGCGCCGTGAGGTACGCGGTAGAACCGGCGTACTTGCCGCCGCAGTTGATCAAGGTCACTGTGTTTGCGCCCGTGCCGATCACGATGCCGTGCTGCCCCGTGTACTCGGTGCGCACCTGCTCCAGGATCGAGTCGTACGGCGCCTCACCGTCGCTCGCGGTGTTGTGCAGAAACAGCCCGTAGCGCTCGAATCCCTGGATAAAGACGTTGCGCATGGTGACTGCGCCGGTCACGTCGACGCCATCGCCGTTCGCGCCCGTGACGTTGTCCCAGGAGGACGCCAACAGGAAGAGATTTTCCAGGCGCCTCTGACCGAGGGGATTGGCCGCGCTGTACGCGATGCGCACGGCCGCCTGCGTCGCGCCTGTGATGTTATAGAACACGATCTGCGCGCTGCGCGTTGAGCCCGAGGCCGATCGCCACTGCTCCCCGATCAGGCCGCCTTCAGTGATCTGAGCCAGCTGCCCGTTGTGGCGATACACGCCCACAGGGACGATGACATGCATCTTGAGCGCAATCGCCGCGGTGAACGCAGGCTCCATATTGGTCGTGCCGGGCGTGGTATTGGTGCCGTAGCGAATGAGGTGCCCTTCCGGGAGCGGGCGGCCGTCGCTCGAGATGAAGTTTACCGGGGTGATGCTGTTGTCGATCTCGCGTTGGGTGAGACGGAACAGCAGTTGAGCCAGGATCAACTCGTCCGAGCCGCTCAGTAGCCCGTCAAACACAGACTGCGAGGCATCCTCCAGGAAGCTGTCGAAGAGCCCCTGCGTCAGCGCAGTGCCACTCAGGCTCGCGGCCAGCGTCAGCGCGCCGGTGCTTGCGTCGAAGAACGGGAATTTTCCCTTGCGCGTCTCGACATCGCCGAGCGTGGGAACATCCGCAGCCTCGCTGTCAGCAATGCGTAGCGTGGTACCGATCAGCCGGCGCAGGTACTGCGAGTGGCTGACCTGCCGATCGAATGCTGTCTCGTGGACCTCAGGCAGGAACCGCCCCTGGTTGCGAATGCTCGTGGTCTGCAGCAGCTCGTACACGGGGCGGATGTCGACGGTCAGACCCGCCGCCGGCGCCGTCGCGAACTCAATGGAGCCCCCGCCAGGCTCGCCCACCCCGTCGATGCTGTAATCGGTGGTGAGTGTCTGGACGGTCGCAACGCCATCCGCATCGATGAGACTGACGATCAGCTCGTCCGAATCGTAGATGGTGAAGTCGTAATCGAACTCGTCGGTTGCGCCGTTGCCGGCGTACTGGTTCGAGAAGACCTGCGTGCTGACCGTCATCTACCCTGCCTCGGCTGAGATGCGGGCAGGGTATGGAGGCGGATATCAGCGGCTCAAATTAAGCTTCACATACTGCCAGCGGTGCAGAGCCCACATCGCGAGGCGGAAGTAGTAATAGCCAGCCACCAGGCAAACGATAGCCGCCGCCACGTTGAGCACCGGATGATCATCAGGCGGCAGGCCGAGCCGCCACATCAGCGCACCGTAGGCGCGCCACAGGCCGGCGATCACCAGGATGAGGGACAGCAGGAACAGGTTGCCTTTGAGCCACTCCATTAATCACCCACCAGCGCGCCAAGATCTGGTGCGCGGTCCGGCAGCACTTCGCCAGGCTGCCAGTAGAAATCTTGGTTGTATTCTCGCCGACTGCGTGCGCGCATCTTGGCAAGGTAACCGGGCGAGAAGAACTCCTGCAACTGATGGAAGATCAGGTGATCGAGCGCCGCCTTGGCGTACCACAGGTTGGCGCCTGGTGTGTTGCTGCGCACGAAGCGTGTAGCTTCGGCGCCAAAGCTGGTGTCTTTGCCGCCCAGCGCCTCCATGGCATTTTGCTGCGTCAGCTGCAGCACAGACTCGGCCAGGCCCACTGTCGGCCCCAGCGCCGCAGCGATCGGCGTCTGGCCGTAGCGTGAGGCCTCGCCGAACAGAAAGTCGCCGTACAGGCCCAGGGAGCCGCCCTTGAGCATTCCAGCAAACCAGCCCCGCACGCCGCCCTTCTCCGCTGGGTTCAAGTTCCGCGGGTCCCGGCCGCTCAGCACCTCATTGACCTGCATCGAGATGACGCCGAGCACCGTGGTGGAGGCCACCAGTGCGGCGAGATACACGGCGGGATTGGCTGCCTTGCCAGCCAGTCCGCGCCGCACGTGGCGCGTGATCATCGCAATCGGGAACGCCTTGAACTGGAAGAACGATCGCGCGAGCTCGCCCTTGAAGGTGCCGCTCTGGATGTTGGCATGCATCAGCGTGCGCTCGCGAGCTCCGGGCTGGATGACGGCCATGTCGGACTCCTCGAGGATGATCCCGAGCAGCTTGGTGGCGGCCGTCTCTCGCGCGCGCATGCGCTCGGCTTCGATCTTGGGCGCGATGTCGCGGTTGATCCTGTCGGCCACCTGCTGGCGGCGCTTGGAGCGTTCGTTGGCGCGATCGATGAACTCGGTGAGTTCGACGCGGCGCTCATCGAATTTCTGACCCAGCGCATCCAGCTCGTCCTTCTTGAAGCCGTCGAGTTCGCGCTTCAGCTCCCGAGCGCGTTCGTTGAGGCGTGTCAGCGACTGCAGTGCCTTGCCCTCGGTTACGCCCAGGCCCCGAAGCGTGCCCTTGCCGTAGAAGCCTACCGTCTGCGCAGGATCGATCCCCGGTGTGTTCGCATCGCGCGGCGTGTCCCACATGCCGCGCGCGCCGTCGATCGCCTCGCGCATCTCGTTCATCTTCTCCGACAGGGCTTCAAATCGTGGCTTGGCTGCGGCATCGGCCTTGGCCGTGCGCGCCGCCACGATGCTCATCGACTTGTTGAGCCACGCAGTGAGATCGCTCGAGCGCTTCCCGATCCACGTCTGGTCCTGCGCGTCCCTGGCCGAGAGGTCAGCGATCTCTGCTTGCGCGGAGTCCTTGAGTTCCTTGACCCTGGGCGCGATCACCGGATCAATGTCCGCATCCGAGGTTCGGTAGATGCTCTCCGTGGTCAGCATGTTCTTGTTGCCGCTTCCCCAGTCCTCCGCCTTCGCCGCTTTCCAGACCGCGTAATCCGCCTCGGTGACGCCCTTGCTGAGCAGCGTGGCGTTGTCCACCGGGTCTAGGTCAGAGAGCTTGCCGTGGTCGCGCACGACGCTGCCGATCGCGTCCATCATCGTGACCGAGAACGCACGGCGCCGAGCCTCGGTGATCGCCGTCAATCCCTGCGCTCGGATCACGAAGTTTGCCAGCTTGCGGCTCTTGCTGCGCACGAGGCTGTCGGTACCGAAACGATTCAGCGTGCCGAGCATGGCGCGAAGGCCGAGGCCCGCGCGGTTCGCCATGCGCTCCTCGACGCGGTTCGCGACGTTGAGCGTGGCCAGCTGATTCTTGATCAGTCGCAGCTGCGGCAGGTTATTGGTCTGCGCGACCAGGCGCATCGTCGCCTCATCCGACAGCGAGGTGATCACGGCCGAGCCCAGGCGCGAGGCGACCAACCAGTTGCGCACGGTGTCGAAGCCGTTGGCAATGCGCTCGTTCGCCACGGGCAGTGTCTTGCCAGTGACAACGTTGTAGAGATTGTCGACCTTGACCTTCTGGCTCTCGATGCCGCCGAGCTTCGTTGGATCCGCGGTCACCGAATCCTTCGCGGCCTGGTCGCGAAAATAGCGGTAGGTCGAATCAGGATTCGGGCCGAAGGCCTCGACCAGCGCGATGTCTTTGCTGATGCCCTCCACGTGCCCGAGGATGATCTCCGGCAGCGAGCGATCGCCGTAGCTCTCCTGGTACTTCAGATAGCTGTCGGCGTCACGAAAGTGGATCTGCCGAGAGGTGCTGCCGCGGTTCGCTCGAGCGCCAGCCCCACGAAACTGCCCAGGCGCAAGCTTGTTGGCGCCGCCCGTGGCAATGGTGTCGTAGGCGTTACGCAGAAAGTCATTGAGCTGCACGTCCGACATGCGCGTGCCGTCGGGGTTGAAGTAGTTGCCACGGTCCAGGAGCGGCGCGGTATCGGCCACCCACTTGTCACGGCCGGCTTTCGCGACGCGGGCCTGGCTGTGGTGCTGCGGCATGCCCCAATCATCGAGCTTGCCGATGTCGCCGCCGGCGCGGTTGAAGCGCAGCCGAGCTGACTCAGTGACTTCCTTCCACACCTTTGCGCCGGCCTTCGCCTGCGGGTTGCCGCTGTCCTGGCCGCGGATCTCCATGATCAGATCGCGCGCGCCCTTGGGGTTGTCGGCGAGGCCAAACCAGCGTGCTTTCGCGACATCGAGCGCATCCAGCATGCGGCTCACCAGGTCCGCGTTCACGCCTTCCGCCCATGACTCGATGCTCACGGTCTTGCTGCGCATGTCGGCGTCGAAGGCAATGAGCCGGTCGAGCGCCTGCAGTGGCGACATTCCCTCGGCCACGCGCTCAGCGATGAATGACTGGATGCGCTGGTGCGCCTGCACCTGCAGGGCCACGCGCGTCTGCTTCAGCTTGGCTTCTGCCAGCACAGACTTGCCGGCCTCGATTGCGGCTTCCTGCAACCGTTGCGCGGTGGACTTTCCGCCAAAGCCGGCCGGGTCGCGCCGCGCCAGGTTGCGCAGTGATGCAGTGATTTTGCCGGTGATCGCATCCGCCTCGGCTTTGGTGAGTTGCCGGCCCAGCGCTTGGGACACGGCCTTGATGCATTGAGATCTCATGCGTCACCGAACGATAGTGCGCAGGCGACCGCAGCTTCAAACGCTGTTGCCTCCTGTTTGGCTGCCTGAACTTCCTGGCGTGCGGCCGCGAGCGACTCACGAGCCGAGGCGGTACGCGCAGCGCCGTCGGCATCGAGATCGCCCGCTTCTATTTCGATGTCCCGCTCGAGCAGCGAGCGCTCGGCGGCGATCACATCCGGGTCATCGATCTCGGCACGCTCACTCTGCTGGCGCGCAGGCTCTGCGTCCGCTCTAGGCGGGACTGGCGTGCCATCCTTCGCGCCAGGAGTCAGCACCGGCGCTGCGTCTGCTGCTGCCGCGGTTACTGTCCGACCGGGCGCCAGCGCATCACCGCGCGGCGCCTCCCCCAGAGCTGCGGGTGTGTCAACGATTGCATCTATGGGGCGAGTGGCGCTGAACGCATCCTCTCTGGTCATGAACCTGCGTTCACCGGCCGGAGTTTCCACGGCCTCGTTAAGCACTGGCGGCTTACGCGCTACAACGTCTGTCAGCACGGGCGGCTTTCTAACGACTACGTCGGTCAGCACCGGCGGCTTCAGCCGCAGCGTCGCTTCGGCCGTGGGCTCCGCAGCGTCCGCCTCTGCACGCTCGGATTTAAGCCCCTTGATCCCAAGATCATCGAGCACCCGCTCGACTGCCTCGGTCAGCCTGATCACATCGGGCTCGCGCGTGCTCGATGTTTCACGTGGATCCAGGAACTTTGCTTCCGTGACTCGCGACTCAGAGACATCGACCGGCCGCCCCTCTTGCAGGTCTCGTATCGCCTGCTCTAGCGCGCTCTGGTGAGCAATGAGCGCCCCCTCATCTGCAGGCCTGCCCGGCGCGGTGTCGTTCTGAAAGTGCTTCGCATTGAGCGCGGTCAGCGCTGCATCGCGATCGCTGCGGGCGATCTCTGGTGCGCGGCCGCTGGCTTGCAGTTGGGCAAGGCCGCCGAAGGCAATGCCCGTCAGGATGTCGACCGTGCGCGCCTCGAGGTCCAGCGGGTTGTAGAGTTGCGAGAGCTCGGGATACCCGCCGGATTCCAATATCTCTCGATCAGCCGCGGTTGCGCCGATACCAAGGGCAAGGCTGCCAGCAGCGCCGGTGGCCGCCTTCTTGGCGAAGGTTGAGCCGAGGAACGGCAGACGAAAGCCAATGCCCACGGCGGTCGCATCCACCAGGCCGACAGTAGTCGCTGTTGTTGGATCAACGCCCTGCTGGGCGAGGTCATACGTGGTGTTGAGCCCGGTGCTGCCGATCAGCAGCGCGGGATTGCCGCCGCCGGCGGCGAGCGGCGCCACGATCTCAGCAAGGCCTCCGAGCACGCGGCCGGCGGTACCGACTTCGGTGGCGCGCGGAGTAAAGAACTCCACGGACTCATCGGTCAGCTTGATGGCGGTGTCGAAATACGAGTCGGCGATCTCGCCCTGCTCGTATCCGCCGAGTTTCTCTGCTGCCGTGAGGCCCGCGCCTACGGCCAGCGCGCCAGCACGGCCGAGCTTGGAGAAGCCACGCGCGAAGCCCATGCCCGTGCCGGTGAGTCCGCCTTCAAAGAAGCCAGGCTGCACATCATCGGCCGCGACGCCGAGCGCTTGAACCTGCTCAGCGATGGCCGTGTTTCCATCCTCATCCAGATCAAACACGCTCACCGCAAGCCCCTCGCGCCCTCGCCCTTGCCGAGCTCGAGCACCAGCGGTGTGCCCAGGGAGTCGGTCAGATAGTTGTTACCAATCGTGACTCGATAGCGTCCCTCGCCAGCGTTCTGCAATCCAATGTCGCCGGCCAGATCGTCGATACGCTCGGCAGGCAGTCCACGATCTGCAGCTGTGCGTCGGAAGGCCTGATCAGCGAGATCCTCAAAACGATCCTCATCCATGCCCCACGGTGCTAGTACCTTGCCCGCACCGTTGTAGTCGCTCACCGAGCCGAGCACTGCGGTCACCGCCTCGCTGACCAGCGCGGTATCTACATCCTCCTTGCTGCTCGCAATGCGCCCGGTCTGCGCGGCGCGGCCCACGTAGTAGGACATCGCTGCCTGGAAGGCGATGTCTGCAGCTCCGGGGCGGCCGCGAAACGCATCGCCCACCAGGTCGGTGAACTCCTGCTGCAGCAGGTTCTGCTCGGGCAGGTACAGCGCTACCTTCGGCCTGCCGTCCTGCGCCTTCTCCGTCGAGTTCGGCGCGAGAATGGCCTGGCCCTCGAGCAGCGTCTGCGCCACCTTCTTGCCACTCACGGTGGTGTTGGGTCCGAAGAGGCGCCGCTTCGTGGTGATCTCCTCCGCCTTACCAGCGAGCAGGCCGGCGAGCGCAGTCACTGGCGCATCCGGGGCGATCTGCTGCATGGCCGCCCGGAACGCTTCCGGATCCGCGAAGCTCACTGCCAGGCCATCGAGTAGTTCGGCCTGCCGCGCCGGCGGGACGGCTTGAAGCGTCGAGGTGAGCTGCTGCGCTTCCTGTGGCAACAGGGGCTTCAACGGTACCGCGGCCCCGAGCTGTTTCTGCATCGAGCGCAACTCCTCGACCCGATCGCGCAGCTGCAGCGTCGTGCCGCCGTCGCCCGAGGCCAGCAGGTCCAGGCTCAGCGGCTCGGTCGGCGTGCCCGTGCGACGCTCGTTGAATATCAGCGGGGACTGGCTGAGAAGCTGCAGGTTCTGGCTCACCACGGCCTTGAGGCGATTCAGATTCGCCGCCTGGGTGAGTGTGCCGCCCTGGGCCAGCGCGGTTTCCTTCTGCTGGATGAATGCAAGCTGATCCTGCACGGGCTTGCCCAGCAGGTCCTGAACCTCACGTTCATCGGCGAGGCGTGCTTGGAACTCAGCTGCGAGCGGGGTGCCCTTGACCTGAGATTCCCAGTCGCGCCACATCTCCGGAGTGGCCGGGATGCCGCTTGCGATCTGTCGATCAATGGCGCCGATGGTGCGCTCGGCTCGAGCTTCGCGGCGCAACGCATCGCGCTCGAGCTGCTCGGCCTCACGCCGCCGCTCGACGGTCAGCGCTGACTCTATGCGGGTGGCGTCATCGGCGGCGATCCCCTCGCGCACAGATTCGAAGTACTTGGCGCCGGACTTGTAATCACCGCGCGCGATGTAGCGCTGCACGACGTCGGTGAGCGTGCCTGAGCGCGATGCACGCTTGGCCTCGGCAACCTGCTCCGGGGAGAGCCCCTTGCGAGCCCCGCGCGCATCGATGATCGCATCTTGCTTGGCCAGCTCCTCACCGATACGCGTGGGATTGTTGTAGAAGTTGGCCGCGACGGCTTGGCTCGACTGCAGGCCCGAGACATCCTGCTGGTCGTAGTAAACCTCGCGCTCTTGAGACTCCTTGCGGTTCAGCTGCTGTCCGATGCCGTTGCGCCGCCGGGCCGCGCGTTGCTTGAACACAAGCTTGGCGCGGTCACTGCCGAGTCCCTCCTCTATCCGGGTGACCTCGCTGTCATAGCCCGGCAGCACCTGGTTCGGAAGGTCGAAGGCGTCCTTTCCGGACTTCGCGAAAGCGCCCGCAGTCGGGTTGAACAGCGAATCATTCTCGAACGCATCGAGCGCGGTCTCAGCCTCGATCACCGAGGCGTTGTCCGCGCGATCGCGCTCCTCCTGCGCTTCCTGCGCGAAGACCTGCCCGAGGCCCGCGGCTGCGCCAGCGATCTCTCGGAACGCGCCGGCGCTGTTTGAGGTGCCCTCGAATACACGTGCGTTCGGGATCCCGCGTGCCTCGACGGTGCCTTGATTGAACCTTGGAACGGTTGGCATCAGGCATACCCTCGAGTGCTCGGGGACCTTGCCGAGACATCTACTCGCGTACCGCCAGGGGTGATTCCTTTGGCGCCACCGCCACCGGCCCCGGATCTGTTTTTCCTATAGCTGCCGTAAGCCTGCGCGCCACCGCCGAGGATGGTCGAGAAGGCGCCAAGCGTGCCCTCGCGCGAAGCGATGCGCCCGCGGGTGCGTGAGTTCCCGGCTTCGACCTTGTAGCCGAACGCCTCGCGCGCGGCGTTGTTGCGGATCGTGAGCGCGTCGAGCTCCCCGTACTCGGCAGTCTCGGCGAGCAGCCCCAGGGGCGTGCCCGTGCTCGAGACCACGTTGTTGGCCCCGAGTGCCACGCGTTGCGCGCCGAGCTGCTGGCGCGTCAGTGCGCGGCGGCGGTCTTCCTCGATCTGACCACGGCGCGTGGAGTCTGCGGCCTGCTCATCGGCAAGCCGGGCGTTGGTGTTGGCCAATGCCTTCTGGGCCTGGCCGCTCTCGTAGGAGCTGTACGCGGCAACGCCTGATCCGGCGAATCCGGCAACCAGGGCAATCGTGGTGGGTTCACACATTTCAGCGCATCCACTCGAAGTGATGGAACGGCACGCCCTGCGGCCCGAACGGCGCGGGATCCGCGATTGAAAAGCCAAGCCAGCGCAGCCAGCCGATGGCGGCCGTGTTCTCCACCGAGACATAGTTCTGCAGGTGCGCGTACGTCTGTTGGATGCGCCTCAAGTGCGGCCTGCACCTGCGCAGGAATCCAATCTGGCGCTCGAGCACGGCGTCGGTACCGATCAGCCAGACGACGCCAGAGGCGCCCAGGAGAGATTGCGGCACGACCCCTAGCATGCACACAGGCTGGAAGTTGATCAGCGCCGTCCAGCAGTGCGAGGAGCGCGCGAGGCCGTGGCGCAGTGACTGCTCTGGTGTGCTGTGCCAGCCGGCCCACAGCTCGGCACGGTCGGCCTCGCGCACGTGCGGCGCCATGCGATCGATGTGCCACGCCTTCGATGCGGTCACACACCAGTCAACGCCGAGCTTCGCGGCAGGCAGGCTCATCCGTTCGTCCCAAACTCGACCGAGGGAATCACGCCCAGCACCGTCAATGGCAGCGGCTCATCGTGTCTAATCAACACGCGGCCGTTCTTGGACAGTGTGGTTGCGATGTAGAGATCTTGGATGTCCTCCTTGAGTGACTCCGCATCGTACTCATCGTCCTCCGGCGTGCGGGTCGCGATCTCATCCAGGTGATCGGCATCCGGGCCCACCAGGATGTTGCGCGAGCGATAGCAGATCACGTCCACCTTGCCGATGTGCTTGGCGTTGCCGCGCACCGTTTGCTCACCGGGGATGTTCACATCGAGGGTTTCCATCTCGGCCGTGACGCGCAGCCCGACGTGCACCACGGTGGCCGGGCTGGCCAAGGTGATCTGCCCCCCAGTCACAAGTTGATCTTCCTCGACGCCGCCATCCGCCAGGATGCACACCGTCGCGCCCTCCAGGTGATGCAGTCCGTTGAACTCATCGAAGCCCAGCGCCCACACCGTGGTCGACCTGCCCTCGAGCGCGTCTTGGACCTCGGCGGCGAGCGCCTCGATCGACGTGATCTCCATCTGCGTCGGGTCGCTGATCGAGGCAAAGGTCCCGCGGATGCTGTACGAGTTGCCGTCGGCATCCTCGATGGTCAGTGTCACCAGGTCAGGCGGATTGGCCAGCGAGAAGACATCATCTGAGGCGGTCAGGATGATGGTCCCGGGGCCGATGGGAAACTCGAGCGTCAGCGTAACATCGGATGTGTTTCGCCCATCGAAGCTCAGCGCGCTGTCTGCGTAGACCCCGCCAATGGGATCCTCATCGAAGCGATCCGCGAATCGCTCGATGTAGCGCACGGTGTTGCTGCCGATCTCGCGGCGCACGATCACGTACGCTGCGCTGTCCGTGTCCTCCGGGATCACGCACACGCGCTCGAACTGCCCGTCGAGCGTGTCGTAGTGACTCCAGGCCGTGACCTCCTGCTCGGGCTCGTACGTGAGCACCGGCATCTCACCGTCCTCGCGCACCACGTGCAGCAGGGTGTGCGGCTCCTCGGCATAGTCCATGTCGACCGCGGTGTTGTCCTTGGTCAGCAGGTGCTCGGCAGCAACGATGAGATCCACCCCGCCGAACTTGTTGGTGTCGAAGCGATAGCCCAGCGTGCGGATCTTGCGGCCAGCGTCGTGCACGAACACGGCTTCATCCCCGACCAGGATGGTGCGCAGTCGCTTGGCGCCGCGGTAGCTCTGCGGCTTGAAACCCACGGTGCTGGGAGTGAGCACCTCATTCTCGCCGTCCGTCACCACCCAGGCGCCGGCGGCGGTCATCGCAACAAGCTTGTCGAGCGGGATCAGATCGCGGATCGCATTGATCTGCCGCCCGTTCATGGTGAAGTTCACGGAGTCGTCATCGGCGATCGGCACCGACACGCCGTAATCCTTGTACGAGCCGGTGCGGCTGCCCCACACCGTTTGTGGCTGCTCAGTGGAGGCGCCGTAGAACAGCCGGTCCTGGTGGTAGCTCACCACCGATGGATAGCCCTGCACGTCGCTCCACGCGCCGAAGGCCCACAGATCGGTGCGGCTGCTGAACGTCGCGGTGCTCAGTTGGCGTGCGGAGACGCTCACGCCGGTTGCCGGTGCGGCGTAGAACGTCAGCACATCGGTTGTGGCGTTCACCTCGAACAGTGCGGGTTCCTGGATGACGCCGTTGTAGGTGACCTCGAAGTCGTATTTGTTGTGAGAGGTGGCGCCGGCAATGGAGAGCGTGACGTCGACGCCATCGCCCGTCATGGTGAACGGGCCGAAGGCGGTGGAGACACCCCCTGCGCAGTCATCGGGTAAGCGGCGCAGCACCTGCGCCAGCACCACCGTACCGCTTGAATAGCTCGTGATACGCGCGATGCCGAAGCCCGAATGCAGATACTCCCAGGACACCCCCTCGCGCTCGATGTCAGCTGAGATTGCGAGGCCCGAGCCATCAGGCTGCACGCCGAACTCGTGCACCGGGCGCACGCTGCCCGAGCGGATAATCTTGTTGGCGCCGCTGGGTGTCTGATCGGTGACGCACTTGTACACCCGGCCTTCCGAGCGGCGAAGCACGCCGAGGGTTGAGCCGCTGTCGCGCTTGATGATGCCGCCGGATTCCCAAGGCTGGATGAGGCTCAGGTTGCGACTCTGCAGGCGGAGCAATGCTCCCTCGTGTGCCTCGAGGAACACACTGCGCGTTCCGGTGATCGAGACGGTGCCGAGCACCTGCGATGCGTGCATCTGGTAGCTGAAGTCGAGGTTGGTGTCCAGGAATGGGCCGTCCTCGAACTCAGCCTGCACGAACTCGAAGCTGCTGGCCGAGAGCCGGCGGAATTCGTACTGCGGGTGGGCCGGGTGCGTCACCGTGAGCACGTCAGCGCTCTGGGCAAAGCGCAGGTCGGCGAGCTCATCGGCGTCGTACGGATTTACCACGTTCACATCGAGCGACACCGTGCCACCGCTGATGTAGCTGCCCTTATCGGCGAGGGCCGGCATTTCATTGATGTCGAACGTATTGGCGCTGGTGCCCGTGATCCGGTGCGAGCCATTGACCTGGTAGGTGCCGCTCGCCACGAGGCCAGCGATGTGCACCAGGTCGCCAATGTTGTAGCCGTGCGGCGCCGAGGTGGTGATGGTACGGAAGAAGAGCGCGGGCCCGCCCGATACCACAACGTTGGTGATCGTGGCCGTGCCGACACCGGACGGGATGAACGCGCCATTGGCGAACACCCGAATCGCGCCAGCAGAGAACTCCAGAATGTAGGCCTGCTCGGTCGAGAAGATGAAGGGGATCAGGACCGAGCCGCCCTCATCGTTGCTGGCCGCGATCCCAACGAACGGCAGCCCGGCTCTATTCGACACGCCGCCCTGGGTGCGTACAAACATGTTGCGCAGCTTGCGCAGCCCGACCTGATAGAGCGCGGTGTCGACGCGTGCACGCAGGAGCGGTGAGAGCTCGCCACGCGTGAACGCAGGCTGCAGCAGCCGCGCCATTACATCCTCGCGTTGACGGAGGGCGAATCCGGCTCAGGGTCCGGGTAGCCCTCGTTCAAATCATTGCCGCCGGCCCGCTGCTTGTGGATCTCGTAGGTGTTCCAGGCGAGTTGGATCAACTGCGGATTGGCCTTGAGCGGCCCGCCCACCTCTGCAGCAAGACACCACGCAAGCGCGTCGATAACATCGTGCGGCCACACGGCAAGCGCCGCGGCGTTCGAGGTGTACACGCCCCACGCGTCCGCGAGGTCAGTAGCAATCGCCTGGGCCTGGCCGTCCGTTCGCAGGATGCGCTCGTAGGCGATCCGCGGCACGCGCCAGCTCTCACGCTCATCCCAGTTGCAAAAGAGGATCGAGCCCTGCTGCCAGCGCAAGCCGTCCTCGGGGATGATCTCGAGCATATCCAGGCAGTCGTTCGGGTAGTCGTAGACGAACGCATACCCGGGATAGGTCTGGTCGAGCAGCGACAGCGCGCGTGCTTTGCGCGCAAAGGCATACGGGTGATTCTTAAGCACCTTGTCGCGGCAGAACTCGAACCACCTCGAGCACTGCCGCCGCGTCTCCTTGCGGTCGGTGATGTCATCGATGGTTTCGCCAATCCCGATGCGGGAGATGGCCATGTTGAAGAGCTGAACTTGGTCGACCATGCTGCCCAGATACAGCAGGCGCGCAGCGGCTTAGAAATCCAGCTTCACGCCACCTTGTGGTAGCTCAGGATCCCGGCGCCGCCGGCAATGGTGTTGATGCGGCTGCCCTCGCGAATCAGCACCAAGCGTGGCACGTTGGCTGAGAGCTTGTAGCCCGTGGTCGCGAGCACGCCGGCCGCGGCGGGCCCGACCTTGATGTAGCACAGCGTATCGGTGTTGAGCTCGTAGACGCCCTCGCTGAGCGCGCCACTGTTGACCTCTCCAGCCGCCAGGATGACCTGCCCGCCGACGTAGTCCTCGATGTCCGACCAGTCGAGGACGTTGGTGTGGTGCAGCTGCTTCGTCGAGATCGCCACGGCTTACTTCTTGGTGGATTTGGCGGCCTCGAGCTCAGCACGAAGCTTGGCGTTCTCGGTCTCGAGCGCCGCTGCCTTGCTGCCGTTCTCGCGCGCCTGTACCTGAGCCATCGAGTACTGCTGCGCCAGTTCGCCGTTTTGCTTTCGCAGCGCCTCGAGCTGCGGGGTGCGGGAGCTCACAATCAGCTCCTCGAGCTCCGCTCGGCGCCGGCCAACAATGTCCTTCCACGCCTCCGGCGGGTCGATGACCTTGCCGCTGGCGTCCACGAAATCCATCCAGCGTGGCGAGAACTCTTGCGGCTCGGTGATCAAGAACACTTCACCAGCGTAGCGTCGCCGCGCTCCGTCGAAGCCGCACAGAGGCCTGGCATCGCCCTCGCGGCCACTGAGGGGCTTGGCGCGAACCCGCACCGTACCTTGGCGCTCGCTGGTGACGATGACTTGAGCCGGGATCGATCGGGCCATAAGGGCAGCTCCAGTGACTTGCGTTACGCGATCAGGATCAGGATTAGGATCAGCTGGTGATCGTGTAGCCGCGCGGGTACTTGTTGAACGCCTGCACCATGTTCAGCGGCTGCAGGAATGCAGTCACGGTGATGGTGGGCGTGGTGCCGCTGACGTCGTAGCGAATGCCGAGGAAAGCCTCGGACTCTGTGAGCGCCGTGGGCGGGATCGGGATGAAGAAGATGAAGCCTGCGACCAGCAGGTCAGCATCCTGCGCCGGCGCGGTGGGCGTGCCGGACTCGAACGCACGCCGGCCGATGAGCTGGCGACCGGTGCTCTGCGCGGCGTTGGATGCGTACTCCACTTCGAAGGTGTAGTCCTCATCCCCGGTGGTCTGGTCCGCGGCGACATCCACCTGGAAGACGACGCACATCGGCTCACCATTGCCGATGCTGCGGTCGCTGCCCAGTGAGATGACGTTGGTGCCGACCGCATCGGCGGTGATCGCCTGTGCGTCGCTGAAGAGATGTTGTGCGTCGATTTGCATGGTGCTTGTACTCCAATGCTTGCAGGTGTCGTTGCGCTCTCGACCAGGCGGCTTATGCTACCGTGGCCTCAGTTTCCAACATCTGATCGACGATGCGGATCGGTGCCCCGCGAAACGTGGGGATCTGCTTGCCGTCGACTTCCGAGTACTGGATCGAACCGCCGAGGTTCTGTGAGCCAGTGCCGGCGCCGGCCATGACGTTAAAGCGCTGAATGTCGAGCATCTGCGCCGTGGTGCGGTTCATGTACCAACAGGGCTTGACACCGACGAAGCCCTGGTCTTTCGTCATGCCGCCGAGCGTCGCCGGCAGCTGATACCAGGCCTTGATCATCAGCTTGATGAGGTTCGCGGCCGAGGATTCAGCCACCAGGTTGGACACATCGATGTTCGCGATGCGAACGACGTAGCGCCAGTCGCGGACAGCCAGGCCAGCCTTCCACTTCCACTCGTCCTGAAAGACCGAGAGGCGCGCGCCGCCGATGCCCGCGGTGGTGTCGACCGTTTGCCGGCCATGATCCATGTGCTGCAGGCCCGCCGGCGTACCCTTTGGATAAATGCCGTGAACCGTCAGCGGACCCCAGCCAACGAGCAAAATACTTGCGTTGTCCGAGCCCGAGCCACCGCCGCTGATGCAGTTGTTGCCGAGCGCGCTGTAGCGCGGCATGAAGCCGGTGAACTCCTCCGGCGCCGTGCCCTGGTTGCCGTAGATTAGCGTTCCAGCCATTTCCTGGTTCATGCCCTCCAGGTGGCCCTGCGCTTCGCCCAGGCGGAACGCAGCGGAGTTTCCGTTGAGCTCCGCCAGGTCCACGTCGACCTCGCCCCACGTAGTCAGCAAGCCGCACGCCTCATCGATCTGGGCGTTCGTGTTCTTGGTGATGGCGACGCCCTGGTTAAAGAGGCGCCATGCAGCCGAGGCGAGACCCGTGCGCACCGTGGTGCGGTGGCCAGTCGGTAGGTTGCCCTCGAGCCAGAGCATGTCCGCCAGAATTTCATTGTTCTGGTGAAGCATCTCGACGATGCGTGCGTGCTGCCCGTTCGGATCCCACGTCTTCGCGAGATCCAACAAGGTGAGTGCGGCGCCGTTCAGTGTGGCCATTCGTTACGCTCCGGCAGTGGCGGGGTTGCCGCCGTAGAAAACTTCAGCATTGGATTTGCGGGCACCACCGTTCAAGGAGCCGTAGTCCGGGGTGTCCTCGCGGATTTGCTTTCCGATCTGCACGAAGGCCCTGACCAGCGCGGGGTGGTTGCCCAGGCCGGTGGTCTCGAGCAGCCCTTTGAGTTCAGGCGAGCCGAAGCGTGCCAGTGCGCGCTGCGCGGTCTGCACGTTGGCGTCGAAGTTGGCGCCGCCGATGTCCTTGTCAGCCTTGATGGCGCTGGCCCACGTATCACGATGGTTGGCCAGCATCAAGCCAGCTTGCTCGACCGCGAACGCCGGGTCTTGCAGCTTGGCGCCGAAGGCGGTGGACTGAGCCTGCGTCTGCGCGGCGTAGATGTCGACGAGCTGCTGTGCCTGGTCCTGCGTAAGGTTCAGGCCCTTGAGCACCGGAGTGAACGCCTCGAGCGCGGCGGTATCGACGACCACGTCAGGCGCAAACTTGAATTCGTACTTCTCGGGCGCACCGGTGACAACAGGCTTGGCAGGATCAACGGTTGGTTTCGCAGCGGGGTCCGCCGGCTTGGCTGGATCTGCAGCGGCCTTCGCCGGATCGGCGGCCGGCGCTGCGGACGGGTCTCCACCGAGCAAAGTCGTTGGCGGGGCCGCAGCGACAGGCGCAGTGACGGGTGCCGCTGCGGGTGCGGGTGCCGCTGCTGGAGCCG